AGCCTGACGATATTCATCAGTTTGTAGAGGTAATTCAGAAGTTGGAGCTGAAACAACAACATCTTCTGCCCAAGCAAAAACTTGAAGTGTAACATCAGTTCCTATTGTTGAATTTGCATTATACAAAACGTCTGTTGATGTTATGACAAATTCTCCCATATTAGAAAAATCAGAAGCGACACCAATTTTTAACCAATTAGCTTTCCAGATAAAAGGTAGTGTCATCTCTCCTCCTTGATTTTTGGAGGGTAAGATATCTATACGCTGTCTACAAGTACTAGCCATAAAAGAACCAACTCTTTGTGTTGAGTTGTGTAGTCTTCCGGGATCATATCCTCCTCCAAACATTGGTTGGTACAAGCATACAGCATACCCATAATAAAAGGGTGAAGCATTAACCACTACTCGGACTTTCAAATTGCAGTTAATATAGCCATAATTTTGTAACTTTCGAGTGATACTAGGTTTATTAAAATACAAAAACCAGGGTTTTATAATTGAAAGAACACTTGAACCTTCTGTCCATATTATGGTGTCTATGAGTACAGGACGTTTTAAGAAATCAGATAATTGTGCATTAACTGAAAAACCATCTCGGAATGACTCATCTACTATAGAAGGAGCATTGGTTATAGATACAGGAGTATTATCTCCCATAGCCATTATCTCATGGTTGTCTTCACTTGTATCTATCTTCTCATTCGACATTAGTATTTGATCTGTTTGAATTTGCAGATCAACTGTTCGTGAATTAAACAAACAATCTGTATTGTTTGAAAAATCTGAGTAATCCAAGTTATCATCTGCATGATAATTTTCACAACAGTAAATAAGTCTCGCGTAATATTCTCGGCAATTGTTGCAGAGCGCGAGAGATTCATTAATTGCAGATTTCGACGGATAAACGCTCGGCGTCTCCGTGACCATGGCTTCTGCGCAGACATGATCTTTGTATTGGGGGGGTTGTTTTTGTGCAGGTCGGTGTTTTATAGTCTAATCTAGTTTTATACCCTATATTCTAGACGACTTGGAATCATAGTGTATCAACCAACACTTCTCTAAATAGAGATTTTGAGGAACGCTCTGGTAGATATATATTTATTATCCTCTCTCTCGACTTACAGATTCCATATATCTTGATAAGTAACTATAATAAATAAAGAGTTTTTGGTTTTGTGGACGTGCTCTTAAACGCCCATAGGTAAGAATCTAATTTACGAATTTCTCTCAATGAGATTTTCCGATTCTTTAAATTTTTTAGCGATCTCATCGTATGGAGTGAAAGTATTATCTTTCACCCATATGTTGAGATCTAGAGTATCAACAACTCGTTTAAATAATTCGCATTTCTGCTTATAAATATCCCGCCCATAGAAGAAATACTCTCCCATAGCAGATGTTATAATCTCTATAGATTGTTCCTGTGAACATATACTTTTTGAAGTTGTCCAAATCATCAAACTCCTCTGTATAGAATCATGTTCGATAATAGGCATGAATTCTTCTATTTCGTCATCCCAACGCCAGGATCTCTTTAAAAAAGAGGCTTGAGATATATCAATATAAGGTTCACTTTCGGCTTCCTTATCGGCCATCGTATAAATAATTCCTATTTTCCTAAATTCTTCTTGTATAGATGTGTGATGAAACCATGGAATGGAATTTGAAATGCCCATTATATTATCATCACCATATGTCATAAGTGACAC